CCCAATGTTTTTAAAGTTGTACCAAGAGCGGAATTTACTCCAGCATTAACTATTTCATTAAAAGTAGAGAATTTTGAATTTAAAACACCACCTATTGTATCAGCTTTTGCCATATTAGAGTTCATCTTCTGCAATTCTGCAACAGATACACCTAATAAATCAGCTGTTTGTTTCTTTTGGTAGTAATCCATTCTATTGAATGCATCGATACCACCTAATTGTTTAAGAGTTTCTTTTGTTGCTCCTTCTATATCACCACTATATGCAAGTTCTCTTGCTTTACTAAGATTAATGTTTTTACCTAACATTGCACCTAATTCTAATTCTTTAGTAATAGATGTTTCGAAATCAAGTAATCCATCGGCTATACCACTAAGTGTACTCATGTTAGTACCAAGTTTAGCAGCATATCCAGCAGCTTCTAATATATTTTTACCACCATCTTTACCAAATAATGCAAATTCTTCAGTTGAAGCGGCTAAATCTCCCATTAATTGAGCTGGGATTATTCCATTTTGTTTTGCAAACTCTTTTGAAGTTGCAACCATATCCATTGCAACACCAGTAGAACCACCATTTAATCGTGATAGTACACCTACCAATTTAGTTGCTTCTGTTCCACTAATACCCATATTCTTGGACATTAGACCAATATTAGTTTGTAATTCAAATGATGCGGCTCCTGTATCACCAAGTTCTGCACTTAAATCTTTAGCGTTTTGTGCTGCATCATCAAAGAAGAATGATAGTACACCTGCTTTTCTACCTACACCATCTAGTTGGAACATTGTAGTTCCTAATTCTGAATTTACTTGGCCTATCTTATCTGCTGCAAATCCTAATCCTGTAATTAAACCACCAATTGCTCCTTGTAAGTTACCATACAAGGTTTTTATAGTAGAGAGTGTACCATTTATTGTTTTTGAAATACCATCAAGTACATCATGTTGAGCTTGTAGAAGTTCTTTATTCTCAGAGGTCATTGTAGAAAAATCATTGGCCAATGAGTTTTGTGAATCTAGGTTCTTTAGATTTTCTTTTCCAATTTCATCTAATGTTCCTAATTTACCTTTTTGAGTATCATATTCGGCAGTTAGTAGAGCTCGTTGAGCAGTATCATCACGACTTAAACCAGCTATTTTTTGATTAATAGAAGCCATTTCGTTCATAGAAACTCTTTGTTTCCCTGAAGCTTCATCTTCTATATCACTTATTGCAAGGGATGTTTTTATTCGTTGTCGTTCTAATGTATTAAGATTAGAATACATAGAACCCAGTCCACTAATAGATGATTCTGCGTCTGCAAATCCTTGTAATCTTTCGTTGTTTAATTTTTTAAGTTCTCTGGCAAGATCAAATATTTGTTTTTTCTGTACACGATTTAGTTTGTTTCTTTCCTCAATGGTCTTATTTTGATCCTTTTCATTGTAAAGAATTTGCGCCTGTGCTTGAGCTATTTCTTTTTTTACTTTAAGATGATCTCTCTCGTCTGCCATGGTGTTATTTCTCTATTTACTTTGAATACTTCTTAAGTAAAGAGTCTAATCTCTCCCTATCTTTTTTGATTGTATTCATTATGTCAATTGCATCTTTTGGTAATCCTTTTTTCTTAGCTTGAGCTAGGAATCTATTTGCAGTATTTTTTTTAACACCATCAAAGAATGCTGATACGAAATTAGATACTCCTTCGTTAATATTTTTTTCTTTCTTAGCCATGTTGTTTATCCTATATAATTGTTCTTATATAAATATAGAACAAAAAAAAAGTGAGGAAGTATTACCTCCTCACATTTACATTTGGACCTCGTCCACTACCTTTTTTGGTAGATTTGTCCATTTCTTCTTTCTCCTTCTTCTTAGCTTCTAGTAGTTTTTTGAAATAGAAATTTCTCCAATGGATTGGCATGAAGTAAACTTCTGACCAAGTAAATCCATTACCATAGTTAACCATTTCCCAAATTTGATTGTGAAGTTGGATACTATAATCACTCGGAAGGGTAAAAAAAGCTTACCCCAAAAGGGATATCAAGCTCCTCCTTCTCTCCTGTTACATCTGATGTAAATTCAAATTTTAAATCTAAATCAGGGGTGAATGCTTGAATAAACTTTCTAAGAGCTCTGGAATCTCTTGCAAGTAAACTATTCTTTACATAATTATTAATAAATGCTCTATCTGTATTACCTTCTACTTCTTGTATCATATATCGTAAACGAGTAGTTACATCTTGTGATACGTTATCACCTTTAGTTAATCTATTTAATGCAGCAATTTCAGCATTAATATCTTTTTCATCTTTGTGTGTTAGTAATCTAAATACTATTTTTTTCTTACCAAGTGGTAAATCAAATTCATATCTATTATCATCAGATAACTTACTATCATCTACTTCTTTTATTTGAACTTTAGAAAGGTCTATGTTAACTTTTTGTTGTTCTCCAGTAGATGGGTCTGTTACCTCTACTTGATAATCTTTACCATAACCTAAAATACGAGTTGCTAAAAGGATTGCATTTTTATCACCAATGAATATATCATTGATATCTACACCCTCTCCTACTACTACTGATTCAAATAATTTATCAAGTACTACTCCTTTTCTAATTAAGTTTTGTGAAGCAAGTATATCCTCCTCTTTAGCAGTCATATACTTTATTTCAACAGAACCTTTAGATAATGGATTTGATTCAGGATAAAGTTTACCCTTTGATGGAAGGTCTATTACCTCCGTTGGGAAATCGAATTTTGCCATAACTTCTTTATTGTTTTATTTGTATATAAATATATAACTTTTAAAAAAGTGGCACAAAAAAAGGTTCTCACTAAGAGAACCTTCTTCATCTAAAATATATTTGTAGGGTATTATTAGAATTCTAAAATTGCATAATCATACGATAATGTTAGTGTGATTTCGGCTGGGTCATTTGAACTCCAATCTAAATCATTAAACACTGCGTTATTGATAAATGCACCTTTAAGAGTCCATTGTTCAATCTTATCACCAACTGGTCCTAATAGGTAACATTGGATATCTTTCTTATAGAAATCTGCATATCCATCTCTACCTGTAATAGATTCGTGTGATGTTCTCACCCACTCCATTACTGCTTGAGCTCCACTTGGAACGATTGGGTCAAATAATGTAATTTCTACATCTTGCCATTCTCCCTTACCTTTAAGTTTTCTTTTAACATTAATGTGGTCTAGGGTAATAGTTTCAAATTGAATTGAAGGTCTATTTGCTGTTTTTATTAGATATGAAGGGATACCATCGATTTCCATGATGAATCTGTTCTTCATCTTTGGTTCGAAATTCGTATAAAACATATCGTTAAATTCTAATACTTCTGCCATGTTGTTTTTCTCCTATTATACTAATAAATATATAGTTTTTTTATTTTTAATTTAATTATGCCGTAAAACTAGCCCCAGTTGGTAAAATGTTGAAATCTAACACGATGAATTCAGCAGTTTTTGTTGGTTGTAAGAAAATCTGTCCAGCCAATATATTTCTGTCGATTACATCTGGTGTGTTGTTACTTTCGTCCATCACTACTCTGAATGCATATAATCCTTGTCTTTGTTGTATTCCTTCTAAATACGGATTCACAGTATTTAAGAACTTACCTCTCGTTTGAGATGTGTTTTGTTCAAATACTAAGTATCTCGATGTTGAAGCAATATACTTCTTAACTTTAATCATCAATCTTCTAACATTGATTCTATCAAGTGCAGATGCTTTATCTTGAAGAGTCTTTTGTCCAAATGCTACGATACCTTCTCCAGGGAACTGAGCGATTGGATTAATTTTTCCTTCATATAGTTCATCTCTCTCAGCGTGTGTTAATCTGTTTAGTACAGATATAGCACCTACTATACCACCTCTATTTAATCCAGCTGGTGCAAACCATTCAGCAGCAACCGCATCGTTAGAAGCATATATCCCAGGCATCAATACTGATGGTGGAACTGAAATTAACTTGTTAGTTCTTGAATCGATTGTTTTAACCCATGGGTAGTATGTACCTACATAGTTTGAATCAATTGCAATACCTTGTTCGATTGCTTGTGATATTGAATCACTTGCACCAACTACATCACCAATGAAGAATGCATCTTCTCTAGCTTCACACATATCAACAACTTTGTCAAATACATATGAGTGATGTCTTCTTACAATTCCAGGTACAGATACCAAGTTGATATCGAAATCATCTGGGTTAGATACTGATGCAATTGCTTTAACATATCCAACTGAACCACTTGATGTAGAAGTTGATAAGTTAAATCCTTGTGAGTTACCACTTGATATAGAAGTTCCTAAATCGATAGATATTGTTGGATTACATCCATCAAATCCACCTTGGAAACCTACTGTAAATTGTCTTTTATTTATATCAGATGAAAGTGAACCTGTAAGTTCAAATCCATATGCCTTAGTTCCTCCAACTACATTTACTGTTCCATCAAATGCGAATACAGTATTTCCACCTTGTGTTGCGGATGTTGGTAAAGGAGCTAAATAATTATTGTTATCTATCTTAACTTGAACAGTTTCTAAATCGATACCACTATATGATACAGATTTTGAAGAATTGTTAGCATCAGAACCAGTATTAAATAATACAGATGGTATAGATGATTCACCAAATCCATGAGAACCTTCATTACCAACTAAAACTGGATTGTAATACTTATCGTGTGCAAATGGTCCAGCAACTATTGGGAAAGCACCTTCTGTAACACATTCTACTCTTACGACTTTAGAACG